GTGGTGGTGAAGGAGAAGCGGAGCCACGCCAAGCACCACCACCATCACCATGATCACGCTCATGGGCACCACCACCACTGATGCCCGAGCTGCCGGCCGGGAGGTTGCTGGTTCGACTCCAGCACGGCGGCTTTGCCCTGGGAGGTCCGGGGCGTTCGAGAAGAAGGAGATTTGAAATGAGTTGGACGATCGTGAGGAATGAGGAGGCCCTGCAGCAAGCCCTCAAACTGGCGAAGGGCTGTTATCAAACGGGCTTGCTTCTCGGCCACGAAAACCTCAGCGGCTCGACCCTGCGAGGTGTCGCCAAAAACTTCGGTGGCAAGTACGCAACCAGCCGGCACAACTTGCTCGACAGGTTGCAAGCGGCCGGCATCCCGTTCCACGAGGAGACCGGCGAGCACAATCGCCGGCTGCTGGTGATCGGATGAACGGGGGTGAGGGCGACCGGGAACGGGCGGTTCGACTCCGCCACGCCCTCCTAGCTTCGGGAGGTCCGAAGCATTCAAACGAAGGAGACTTGAGATGAACTTGATTGAGAAGCTGAAGCACGCGAGGCGAGCTGGTGTGCCCCTGGTCAGCATCGGAACGCCCGACGCTGCGGCGACCATCCGCCTCGCAGCGGACGGGTTGCAGAACGGTCCGATCCTGAGCTGGGACGTCCAGCGGGGCATTCAACCGGTCAACGATGCCGGGCAGGAAGCCCTCGGCTGCATCGACGCCGAGAACACCGTCCAGAACCCACTCGGGTTGATCGACGAGGCTGGCAAGCTGCCAGCCAAAACGATCCTGTTCATCCACAACGCAATGAAGGTCGCTGAGGCAGCAGGGCTTCCCTGGCTGCAGGGCGTCTGGAACTTGCGGGACGAGTTCAAACAGGATCGGCGGACGTTGGTCCTGCTCGGCCGTGATTCCGAGGTGCCCGCCGAGCTGGAGGGCGACGTAGTCGCCCTGGATGAGGAGCTACCGACCCCCGAGGAGTTGGAAAAGATCGTCCAGTCGATCGATGATGCCGCCTGCGATGCCAAGGAGGGCCGGCCGAAGGCCAGCAGCGAGACGGTTGCCAAGGCCGTCGAAGCCGTCCAGGGCTTGGCTGCCTTCGCCGCCGAACAGGCAGTTGCGATGGCCGTCCGGACCGATGGCATCGACCTCGAACACCTCTGGGAAGTGAAAAGAAGCATGATCGAAGACACGCCCGGCCTGTCCTGCTGGCGGGGCGGGGAGCGGTTCGAGGATGTTGGCGGATTGGGAAACGCCAAGCAGTACTGTTCCTCGCTGATCCAGGGCCGCCGCAACTACGGGGCGGTGGTCTTCATCGACGAGATCGAAAAGCTGCTGGCCGGAGCGACTGCCGGCACGGGTGATTCGTCCGGCACCAGCCAGGGATTCCTCCAGGTTCTGCTCACCTACATGCAGGACCACAACGTCGCCGGCATGATTTTCGTCGGGCACCCTGGTGCCGGAAAGTCGATGCTGGCCAAGTCGATCGGAGCCGAGGCATCGCTGCCGACGATTGCTCTGGATACCAACGCGATGAAATCATCGCTGGTCGGTTCCAGCGAGCAAAAGATCCGGCAGGCCATGAAGGTAGTGACGGCGGTCAGCAACGACCGTCCGCTGTTCGTTGCCACCTGCAACGCCATCGCCAACCTGCCCCCGGAACTCCGGAGACGATTCACCGCCGGAACGTTCTTCTTCGATCTGCCGGATGACGAGGAACGGAAGGTGATCTGGGATTATTACCTCATCAAGTACGAGCTGGATGCCAGCCAAGACCGCCCGGACGACAGTAACTGGACAGGAGCCGAAATCAGGGCCTGCTGCCAAGGAGCGTGGGAGCGGAACGTGCCGCTGACCGACGCGGCACAGTTCGTTGTTCCGGTGGCCAAGGCCGATCCGGAACGCATCGAACGGCTCCGCAAGGAGGCTGCTGGCCGGTACATCTCGGCCAGCTGCTCCGGTACCTACAAGCTGCCAGAGCGGGCCAACGTCCGCCGGGCAGTCGGATGATTCAGGTCTCCGCCCGTCCCCTGCCGCAGCTCGTAGCTGAATCACGGCAGGGGCGGGTTGCCGCCGACCGAGATGGTTCGCGGCGGGTGCAACTCCCGCCCGGCGGTCTTGCCGAGCCCACTTCGGGCAAGGCGTTCGAGAAGAAGGAGATTGATCATGGGAATGGACGTTTACGGCAAGAGCCCGTCAACCGAGACGGGCAAGTGTTTCAGGGCCAACGTCTGGTCGTGGAGGCCGTTGCATGCACTCATTGCAGAGATCGGGTCGGACTTGTTCGACGAAGAGATGATCGATTTGATGGGAAGCAACGATGGTGCCGGACTTGACTCGCAAGAAGAATGCGACGAATTGGCCGATCGCATCGAGGACTGGCTTGAAACGCACAAGGATGGATTGGTCATCGAGGACAAGGATGAGCATGTCAAGGAGTTCGTCGAGTTCCTTCGCGGCTGCGGGGGATTTCAAGTCTGCTGACGCGACCAAGCCCCGACGGCACCCGGCAACGGGTGCCCGAGGGAGTTGGCCGAGTGAGCCAATGTCCACGCCGACGGACATGTCGGCACGAACGAAGGAGATTTGTGATGAACCAGTTGGAGAAAACGCGTTGCCTGTCCGTGACGTTTCACATCCCGGGTGATTCCCGCAAGGGTTCTCTCGGTGACGTGTCGGTAGACGCGGACAAGAGCGAATTGCGGCTGCAGAAAAAGATCTTTCGCAGCGAGTCATTCCGCAAGGCACAGATCGTCGCGATCAAGACGAGGCAGTGGATCGAAGCCAGGTCGCTGCCCAGCCCTTTGCGGTCCGGCACCTACTTGATTCCCGAGTCGCTCATCGATTCGGTCGAAGAGAAATTGAAGGAAGCCAAAAACGAATTCAACATTGCAGCAGATGCCTTCTGCAATGAGTACCCCACTCTGATCGAAAACGCACGGGAACGGCTGCGGGGACAGTTCTCCCAAAATAACTACCCGACGGTCGAGCAGATGCGGCAGAAGTTTTGGATGGAACGCTTCTTCTTGAACTTCACTCCCAGCAACAAGATCGAGCAGACTGAGGAACTGTCGAGAGCGATCGACGAGATCAAGGCTGCTCTGCGATGTGGCCTGCTCGAGCTGATCAACAAGTTGTCTGGAATGCTCGGCGAGAAGAAGAACGGCAAGAAACGGGCCGTTACTGACAAGGCACTGCAATCCTTCAACGAGTGGATTGCTCTTCTGCCAAACCGCTTGGTGGTTGACGACGACGAGTTGAAGAAACTGGTCGATCAAGCCAAGGAACTGATGAACGGCAAGTCCCGAACGGATTTTCGCGACATCGAATCTGTGCGAACCGCAACCCGCAAGGGTCTTCAAGAAGTCGGGGAGCAGCTTCGCGGATTGTTGAAGGACATGCCCAGCCGTTCACTGTCGTTCGACGATTAGGTTGTATTCTAGAATTCCCATAATGTAATGGGTAATTGGAATTCATGAAAGATCCAATTCACAATGGATTCGGGCAGCCGTTCATCAGCTGCCCGAATCCACCGTTTACCCAAACACCAGAGGAGACAAGAGACATGGATGCTGCAGCAACCGTTACACCAGACGCGATGCAAGAAACGTATGAAGACATTGAACGAATGATCTTCATGCTGACTTGGAAAGCGGTGGAAAAGTTCGGTGGCGATTGGGATGAGTACCACTCGATTGCCAACGAGGCGTTCATCGATGCCTACAATTCGTTCAATCCGGAGAAGGCCAAGTTCACGACATGGCTCTGGCACCATGTCGTGAACAAGATTTTCAAGAGCAGGTACAAGAGCAAGCTCGAACAGATTACTGTGGCTGCTGGTGAAGACATCGACCTCACCGTCCATGCAGACAAGGACCGTTTCGACATCGATCGTTTCTTGTTTGAGCTCAGCGACAATGCCAATCAGGTGATTGAATTGTTGTTGGAAAGCCCGTGGGATTTGTGTGAAATCGCTTGTTCGGCAGACGGACCGTCGTGCATTCGTTCCGGCTTGATTCACCAATTGAAAGATATGGGTTGGACCGTTGCTGATATCTGCAATACGTTCAGCGAAATACGGGAGGCACTCGTACTGTGAGCGAGAATCTCAAGTTGAAACTCAAGAAACTGGGCAGCAGTTGGTGGATCGTGGGCGACGAGGTCGACGGCCCCTATGGTCCATATTCCACGAGAAAGGAGGCATCCGAGGATGCTGTTGGAGTTATGAACTTCTGCGTCAACGAAGAGCGTCGTTCGTTCTTCACAATCGAACCCAAGAAGGAGATGTGAGATGAGCATTCATGACAAAGTGAACAAGACAAAAAACATTCAAGAGGCACTCAACATCGTAAAAGAGGCCGCTGACAATCTCGATGATTACGTTTCAGACTTCGACGACGTGGAACTTCCTGTTGTCGTTCGCGAAGCTGTCACATCGATGGTAACCATGTACGGCACCGGGTTTGTAGTCCACAACAACGTGCCGATTGACATTGTCAAGCGTTTTTGTGAAATGATCAACGATCTTTCGAGGATCTGCTACAGGGCGGGCATTCGCGACGAGCGCTTCCGCCACCTCAACTGATCGGGAAAGAAATCCAATGAAACCCATGCGTTATCAGAAGCAAGTCGTCCGCCAGATGGAACAATTTGGCGGACGAGTCCTGTGTGCTTGTGACATGGGACTGGGAAAGACGCCAATGAGCCTCTGGTTCATCGGGCGAAACCGGCCAAAAAGCTTGCCTGCGGTGATCGTGTGTCCTGCTTCGGTCAAGTACCAATGGCAGTCCGAAATCCAAAAAGTCACTGGACGGCAAGCATTCATCTGCGAAGGCATCGCACCCGGGCTTCCAGTGAAAGAGGATCTGATCGTGATCAACTACGACATTCTCTTTCACTGGTTGCCCGTTCTCAAGAAGCTGCGGCCCGGCACCGTAGTTCTGGATGAATGTCATTACTGTCAAAATCCCAAAGCAAAGCGCACCCGGGCAGTTCGTGCCCTCTGCAGCAAGGCACGATATGTAATCGCACTCAGCGGAACGCCCATGCTCAACCGGCCGATCGAGATGTTTCCCGTGCTGAACATATTGAAATCGAACGTGTTTCGTTCCAGATTCAAATACGCGTTGCGTTACTGCAATGGAAAGAAGAATTATTGGGGATGGGATTTCAACGGCGTGAGTCATTCAGATGAGTTGCACGAGCTGTTGAAATCCACGTGCATGGTTCGCCGCCGCAAGGCCGATGTACTGAAAGATCTGCCCAACAAGATACGACAAGTTGTGCCGATACCGCTCAAAAACCCAGAAGAATATGCACAAGCTGAAAAGAACTACCTGGAATGGCTTGAAGAAAGAGACCCTGAAGCAGCTGAACGAGCTGGGAGAGCCGAAGCCGTAACGAGAACGAGTGGACTGTTGAAGTTGGCAGCACAATTGAAGATGAAAGCAGCAGTCGATTGGTTGAACGATTGGCTCCGCGATACCGATGAACAATTGGTCGTGTTTGCAGTTCACCGGGGTGCTGTTCGCATGCTGGCCAAAAGACTTGACGCCAAGACCATCACGATCGATGGATCTGTGATCGGAAGAAAGAGAGAAGCCGCCCGTCTGGCATTTCAATCTGGAGATGCCCGTGTCTTGGTGGGAAACGTGCAAGCTGCCGGCGTCGGACTGAATCTCACAGCGGCGTCCACCGTTGCGTTTGTTCAGCTGCCCTGGCAGCCCGGAGCAGTCGTTCAAGCTGAGGATCGCTGCCACCGCATCGGCCAGCAATCGACTGTGTGGGTACATTACTTGATGGCCACTGGCACCGTGGAAGAAAATCTTGCGGGTATAATACAGAGCAAGCAAGAAACCTTGTCGGCTGTGATCGATGGTCGTTTCAACAACGAGGATCTGAATGTTCTTGACTTACTTTTGAAGGAAATGAAAAGATGAACGAAACAGAGAAGACGCAGGAACAATTCAAAACCGTCAACGACTTTCTGGACAAGATTGGTGAATGGAAAGAAAACCTCTTCAGATATGGCGACGCCGCTGACGTAGATCAAATTCCCCCAGTTGTCCGTCAAGCCATGTCAGGCATCTTGTCGCTTCAATTGACTGTGTTGAACAAATTGGAAGGTGTTGACAAAAAACTCATTCAATTGATGTCCAGCGACATCATCACAGGCGTGAAATATGTCTACTGTGCCGGATACCGGGACGGCGGCAACGGCGGCAGGCCGTTGCCAGATGCTGCTGGCAAGAACAGCAAACTCGGTGAGAAGCCGGCGAGCGAGAAGATCGAGACCAGTGACGCTTGAGGTTCAACCATGACCGTGCAAGAATTCTTGCAACAGCATGGCATTGACTATCGTGAAGGTGGAAGTCATCGACACGTACGCGCTGGCTGGATCGGCATCGATTGTCCGAGATGCGGGCAGGGAACAGGCAAGTTTCATGCAGGCATCGAATTGTCGACTGGCCGTGCCGCTTGCTGGAAGTGTGGCGGCTTCAATTCGATGAATCTTCTTGCTGAAGCCGCAGGAATCAACTGGCATGCGGTCCAGAAAACCAGAATATCATTTCTAGCGAGCGTAGATGCCCCCAGAATCGATTGCTTGACGGGAAGAGGGCTCGAATACCCAAAGGGCCTGACAAGCCTCCAGAAGCCACACAGAGCGTATTTGAAGCGACGCGGCTTCGACCCTGTTTCCATTGAGACATTGTGGGGAACACGATCTACGGGGCCACTGAGCCCCCTGGCATGGCGGATCTGGATACCCATCGAACTCGACGGACGCGTGGTGAGCTGGACCACGCGGGCAATCGGCGATCGGAGCCCGAGATATTTGTCAGCCTCACCGGAACAAGAACTGGTGAACCACAAGACGGTGTTGTATGGTGAAGATCTGGCAGGACACGCGATACTTGTGGTTGAGGGTCCGACCGACGTTTGGGCAGTCGGGCCGGGTGCTGTTGCCACGCTCGGTTTGAAAGTCACTCCCCAGCAAATCGAACGAATGGGAAATCATACGATACGGGCCATCTGCTATGATGTTGATGCACGACGCCAAGCTGAAACTCTGGCCGACGTGTTGCAGCAGTATCCGGGAGAAACCCACGTCGTTGAATTGGAAAGCGGCAGCGATCCAGCAGACGCCGATCCTGCAGAGATCGAAGAGTTGAGAACTGCTTTCTTGACATGAAATACCGGTATTTCATTTGCGACACCGGCTCGTTAGAATATGAAATCTTACCGGTATGGCATAAGTGTGACCGGAACAAGAAAAGGGTCCATGAAAGCAACATTCGAAAACAATTTGTCGTCGCGAGCTGGTTTTCATGCAGGTCGTTGCTTCCTGCCGGTACCCGCCAGTTCGACTCTGAGCCCGGCCAGGCATGCCACCTGTCCGGGCTCTTTTTCTTTCGTCGAGGTACCACGATGACGAAGTTTCAGGGCTTCGATGTTTCCCGACAAAATTGGTTCAGAATGCCGAATGAGTGGACGAACATCACCAGCAAGATGACCACGATCGTGGAACTGAAGCTGGTCGAGTACGTCTTGCGACACACATGGGGTTTCAACGAGTACGACAAGTACAAGAAGATAACCATCGACGAGTTCGAAAATGGCCGCAAAACAAAGAACGGGGAACGCATTGACGAGGGAACTGGTCTCAGCAAGAACTCGATCATCAACGGACTCAAAAAAGCCGTAGAAAACGGCTACATAGAAGAAACAACCGAGGGCGATCCGGGCCGCGTTCACAAGTACTACCGCCTGAAGATCAAGACCCAAGAACAGCAGGCAGAAGAGGGGTGCAAAGTACGACAACAACCAGAAGAAGAGGGGTGCAAACTTTGCACCGGACTAGTGCAAAGTTTGCACCAGACTAGTGCAAACTTTGCACATCGATCAGAGAAAGACACTAAGAAAGACACTAAGAAATATGGGGGCGCTTTGAAAAAGCGCCCACACACAAAAACAAACAACGGTTCAAGCTTGGTTCAAACAAACGACTGGGACAAGAAGGCTGCCGGATATCTTCGGGAAGTACTCGTGCTGCATGATGCCGATATAGTAGCTCCGCCGAGAAGTGTTCGAGTTTCAACTCTTGCGAAGCACATCGCAGCTCTTCGTTTCCGTCGCAAGATCCCGAAGGAACAAGTTCGGAACATGGTCAAGTGGATGAAGATCCACTACTCTGAACCGTGGTGTCCGAAGATCCACAAGGCTGCTGACGTTTTCGACAAGTGGGGCAAGTTCCGAGACGCGAAGCTTCGACAGGAAACGGATTCCGGGGACGTGCCGGAAAACAAACACCCAAGAGCCGACCTGGTTGCAAGAGTGAGGGAATGGCTCGAAAGGGAAAGGGGCTTGTGGTGCGAGAACTATCCGACCCAAGAAGACACGGATGAGGCACTTCAGCATTTCGGGGAGAAACCGGGCACATTGAAATGGAACGAGATCGAATAGAATGAAAGCCAGACGCCGCGAGGGCGAAGAAGCACGTGCAGTTCTGGCCGCGATGGCCACGGACAGAACAGTGTTGTCCCGAGTCGCAGGACAATGGACGATGGAGGGGCTGTTCGATGCCCCGTGGGCCAACCTGGTCGGCGGCTGGATGGTTGACTATTTGAGAAAGTATGGCGATGTTCCAAACGGCCAGCTTCGAGACATCTATACAGATTGGTCCAGAACAACCAAGATGCCGGAGGAAACCGTCCGTGGAGACGAGCGGTTTCTTCTGGCGGCCGCCAGAGAACAAGAAAACGACGGACAGAAGAACTCGGACTGGCAGCTCGACCGTGCTGCGAAGTATTTTGCAGCAGTCAAGGTGCGACGTGCCATTCAACGGGCCGAGGAGCTGGAAGAACTGGGAAAGCCGGCGGAGGCGTTTGAAGAACTGGCAAACTTGAAGCGGATCGAGATGGGAGAAGACTCGGTCTGCAGGGTCGTGTCCGACTACGATGCTTGGCGTCAGGCATATGATCAGGAGAGACAAGACTCGTTGATTTACTACCCGGGAAAGTTGCAGGGGTTCTTGGGCAAATGGTTGAACAGGGATTCGTTGTATGCTTTCATGGCCCCGGACAAGACGGGGAAGTCAGTGTTCTTGCTCGATCTCGCGTACAGAGCGGTTCGCAACAGGTGCCGGGTGGCGTACTTCGATGTCGGCGACAACTCGCAAGACCAGGTGCTTCGGCGGTTGGGAGCCCGGGCTCTCAGGGTCCCATCGGTCGAGAATTTCAAGTCCAAACTGCGGATTCCGGTCAGTGTCGACCGGGACGGCGAGATTTCGACGGAGACGAGGGAATTCGATGGACCGCCGACCCAGAGGGCTGCTTACAACGCTGTGAAAAAAACTTGCAGGGGAATTGACAGGCTGTGGATTTGCTGCAGGCCAAACACGTCGACATCGGTAGACGACATTTCGGCGAAGTTGTCAAGCTGGGAAAGGGAATTGCGGTGGGTGCCCGATGTACTGGTGATCGATTATGCTGACATTCTTGCTCCACCATATGGGGTGAGGGACACGCTGGATCAGATAGATGAAACGTGGAAGGCACTTCGCAGGATGAGCCAGGAAAAACACTGTCTGGTGGTGACGGCGACCCAATCATCGGCAGCGGCGTATGGCGACAAGGCAAAGGTCTTGAGAAAGCAGCATTTCTCGGGCCGAAAGACGAAGCTGGCACACGTGAACGGCATGATAGGAGTGAACGTCAGTGAGAACGACAGGAAAAACGGCGTCGCCAGATTGAACTGGATAGTGAGACGGGAGGGTCGTTTCAGGGAAAGCTACCAAGCCGTCGTCGCGGGATGTTGGGAATGGTACGAGCCCGTCCGCAGGGTAGCAGAATAAGAACTACTGGGTAGTATAATAACTTGTACCAAGAAGTACTAGTCAACTGAACGGGATCCAACAATCGAAAGGAGATCCAATGAGTACCAAACTTGTGAGAAAAGAAGTGGTAGAGTTGTGTGAAGCGTTGGGGTTCAGCACGGCCTCGTCATGGAACCGCAAGCGGATGCGTTCCAAGTTGCGCGATCTGGCCGAGATGCTCGAAGACAACGATACTGACATTTCGGTGCCTGATGATCATCCGGAAGCTGACCGGTTGAACGACTTGTTGTCGAAGATCTCCGGAACCGGAGGCGATGTCAAGCTCGTGGAGAAAGACGACGAAGACGAGGGGAAGGACACCGATGCACCGGTCGAGGAATTCGCGGACGAGTCGGGACCGGACGAGCATTCGGAAGAGGCCGAGACGGGGGAAGAGGACGGGGGCGTCAAACCGAAACCGGAGAAAAGGGATCCGAAATCCGGTTCCAAGAAAACGGTGGAGTCCAAGAACGGAAAACCCAAGTCGGCCGCCGGCCCGGAATACGAGAATCTTGTCGGTGTTCGCAGCGTCTTGAACCGTCGGTTCGTGGCCGGGACGGTGATCAAGTCGCATGACTTGTCGAAAGGCATCACGGACGAGATGGTCGAAGAGGTTGACAAGCTGTACGGTTCGAGCAACCCGAAAGCATCGCGAAGCCAGCTCACTGATGCATGGCACGCCATCAATGGGTATGTCAACGGTCTGGACGGTGCGTGAATCTTCGTCGATCCCGGCTGCCTGAAATCGGCAGCCGGGATTTTCTCGTTGTGCACAACAGGAATAAACAAATGCTTGACTGGGAAACGATCGAGAAGGGCAAGAAACCATTGGGACGATACGGACCATGGGTTTGGGCGGTCGAATTCGTTCGGGGTTGCAATTTCAAGTGCTGGCATTGTTCGGCACGGGTGTTTCCTTCGGATGGTGTACACAGATACATGTCCAGAGAAACATGGGAATCCATGTTCAAAATCGCTGCCGAATGCACACCGAACGGCCGACTCGAGCTTGGACAGTGTGGAGAACCGACCTTGCATCCAGAATTGTACGAGATGCTCGAACTTGGGAGAAAAACGAGTCCAACTACTCAACAGTTGATCCACACGAATGGTTCGAATGTACTTTCTGGAAAAGTTTCGTTGGGCAAGATGTTTGATGCTGGATTGAACACCGTCGTGTTTGATGTTTACAGCAAGAAGGATTGGTTCGTCGATCTCGCGAAGAAAAGCGGTGCTGAATGGTATCTGTACGACGATCATAAGATCGGCAGTCCAAATCATCGCAACGCATGGTCATATGCAAATGATCCAGACATGAAGCTCGTCGTGATTCGAGATTGCCCGGAAAAGAGAATGCGTTGGCGTAAGTTCGGGAGAATGAGCACGTTCTTGAACCACATCGATTGGAAAGTGGCCATGCCGAAGGGCTTGGTACCTGTTCGCGAGTCGTACGAAAGAAAATGCACTATACCCATGCGTTTTTCCACCGTCGATTATGAAGGCAATTATCTGTTTTGTTGTATCGACTTTTTGTGTGAGAGTGGCGGATTGCTCGGCAACGTCAAGGATGGACCTGAAGGATTCAAGCGGTATTGGTTTGGTGAATTGATGCAAAGCATTCGCAAGCGTTTGCACAACAAGGATAGGTCCGGGATTCCGTATTGCAGCCAGTGCAATTGTGCATTCAGCAAGTGTGACTGGACGGGCATGTGGCCGGAAGGTTCCTACGACGGTTGGTGGGATGGTGAGAAATGGAATAAGATCATTGATGATTCTGAAGTGTTTGCTGACGGGTGGAAGAAAAAAGAAGCAAAGGAAAGTCTCCTGCCGACGAAGAGCGAGGAACAAGAGGTGCTCGAGAAATCGAGTGACATCATCGTGCCCAGCACGATTGTTGCTCAGCGCGATCGGAATCGAAAGGGATTTGGATTGAAATGAATACCGGCTTGTTGAAAAACGTGTTGGGTGAGAAAAGCAAAGATCTTTATCGATTGTTCTTGGACGCATGCGGGAGGGTTGAAGGAATCGATGTTTCTGTTGTTGCTGAAATGTCGGACATATTGGTAAGAAAGTACCAGGGCAAGAAATTGAAATCAGAGGAAAAAGATCGATTCGAGAAATATGAGAGCAGATGGTACGACTCGTTGGGAAGGGGAGAGCCTGATTATGGGGTGTACGGCGAGGACAGTTACTTGTCCGAAACATGGGCTTGCTGGAAGATCTATTCCAGGGGATATTTGAAGGGAATCAGCCATCAGAAATCCCTGGCCAACAAGAGCATCGTTGACGACTTGTCTTTCGTTCAAACGGTCATTGATGTTGGATGTGGCATCGGTTTCACGACTGCCGCATTAAAGCAACTGTTTCCAAATGTCACCGTCACTGGTACAAACATCGAGGGATCAAAACAAATTTCCATCGCTCGTATAATGGGGAGGGAAGTTGGTGTTTCGATCGTCGATGGAATCGACGGATTGGAAAAGGGTGGATTGGTTTTTGCTTCTGAATACTTCGAGCATTTCGAAGAACCATTGGCTCATTTGGAAGAAATCTTGAAGTTGGAACCGGCGGCCATGATTGTTGCCAATGCTTTTTCTGGACGATCGGTTGGGCATTTTCCAACATACAAGTTGAAAGCCGGTAGCGGATTGGGATTGTCTTCGTTGATGGTCCCGGGCAGAATGGTTCAACGTGAGTTCAACAAGACGATGCGGCTTCATGGTTATGGGCCGGTGTCGACTCGTTTGTGGAACAACAGACCTGCTTATTGGAGGAAGGCCAGATGAACCGGGAAGAAATGGCAGAATGCTTTCAGCCGCGATCCAGCATGGCGGGAAAACACAAGAGGCAAAAAACCGAAAGTCTTCTCGGTTTTCCACCGGCGTGGCAGATTCATTGGGGAGGCATGCCTTCGTGCGTCAATCGGCACATGATGCCCCACCAGACTCTCAGGGTTCATTTTCGGTGTCCTGAAGACAGGGAAGAATTCGCACGGATGATCGGACAGAAGATCGGCACGGAAACCAGGTCGGTATGGTATCCTTCTACTGACACGAAGATAGAAATCAACAACGAGTTTGTTGCTGAAGAAAATCTTCTGCCAAAGTATCCGGTGTACGTCATTTCAAAGGGTCGATGGGAATCGAGGTTGACTGTTCGTGCATTGGAACGGATTGGAGTTCCGCATCGTGTTGTGATTGAGCCCCAAGAGCGGGATCAATATGCATCGGTGATGGACCCAAACAAGTTGTTGATCTTGCCGTTTTCCAATCTCGGGCAGGGCAGCATACCTGTTCGCAATTGGGTGTGGGAACATGCGATCTCGGAAGGCGCCAAGAGGCATTGGATTCTCGACGACAACATTCGGTGCTTTCGGCGCTATTGGAAGAACCGAAAGATCAAGGTCAAATGCGGCAACATCTTCAAAGCCGCTGAAGATTTCGTCGACCGTTACGAGAATGTCGGCCTCGCAGGATTTCAATATGCGATGTTCTGTATTCGGAAGGAGAACTATACTCCGTTCTTCTTGAACACCCGCATCTATTCGTGCATTCTCATTGACAACTCGATCAAGCACCGTTGGCGTGGAAGGTACAACGAGGATACTGATTTGTCGCTTCGGGTGCTGAAGGACGAGATGTGCACGGTTTTGTTCTACAGCTTCCTTGCCGAGAAATCTGCTACGATGACGATGAAGGGAGGAAATACTGACGAGTTGTACAAGGACGATGGCCGTCTGAAGATGGCCGAATCGCTGAAAGAACAACATCCCGATGTCGTCGAAATCACGCACCGGTGGGGAAGATGGCAGCATGTAGTCGATTATTCTCCTTTCAAGAGAAACAAGCTGAAACTCAAGCGCGGAGTGCATATTCCAGAGGAAATGGATGAATACGGAATGTATTTGAAGGAAGGCAGCAAAGAAAATCTGTTGATGATCGGACAGGCCCCGGGCAGAAAAGGTGATGCTGGCGATCCGCTCGGGGGGCGGAACGCAAAGCGCTTGGCAAAACTTGCCGGGCTGTCGTACGATCAGTTCATGGGACAAACCGATCGTGTGAACATGTTCGACGAATGGTTTGGCAAGGAAGGGAAGGGTGATGCATGGGATCACGAGATCGCGATGGAACGTGCTTCGCAAATGAAGCATGATTTGTCCGGTCGTCGTGTTGTTTTCGTCGGAAAGAATGTGGCCAGGGCTTTCGGTGAAGACATGGATTTTCTGGAGTGGAAGTATAGCAACGAGTTGGATGCTGAGATTGCAGTGATTCCGCATCCCTCTGGAATCGTTCAATGGTGGAATGACAGGGACAACAGGAAGGCGGCCGGTGAATTTCTGGCGGCTTCCTTCGAGAAACAAAGGAGCAATGATGAAAGTCAATCGTGAAA